ATGTCACCTGTAGTCTCAGTAAGTTCTTCTTTGGTAGGCTCATCTCTGCAACAGTCAAAGCCAAAGAGATGTATATCTCTGAAGCCCATCGTATGTAGCATACCAATGCCTCTCATGGCAGCACAAGTACCACCTGTGATCATGGTAGCACCTTGAGGTATGCCTAACTCTTCGGATATCTTTACCTGCTGGTTTTGTATCTTCTGGCCTTGTTCATTTTCTGCTCTGAGAGAATCAGTGAAAGCGTGCCAACCAAATAACTTGACTTCTTTATCTATGAAGAAGTTAGTAACAGAAGGATCAGTCATAGAAGCAAGAAAGAAATTAGTATTTAAATCTATGTTCTTGAATAGATCCTTACGTACTATGTTGTGGGTAGACTTACCAGTAATAGGTCTAGGGTCTAAGATTATACATCCCCAAGGTACAATACCATGCTTTAATAAGTTAGGATAAGCATGTTTAACTGCCATCATCTTAGCTTCTGGGTTGTCATTAACAAACTTCTTAAGCTCACCATAGTCAAGGTAAGGACCAGCAGAAACCATGATAGCTTTTTCTCTATGAGCATCGTGCTTTGTCACCCACTTCTCAGGATCAATCAAGGTCATATTACTCTTGATGTTGTTGTTAATATAATCTCTAGGCACACAATCTCTAGGGTGTACAATAATAGGTACACTCTTTAGTTCCTTCGGTATGTTTTCTAGAGTGGTATCATGAAGAAAAAGTACAAGGTGAGTATGCCCACCACCAGCCACTTTATCTTGTGAGGGCAAGACGTACTTGCGTATGCTATCTTCTTCTTCAAAGACTGTCCAGCCATCCGTATCCTCCTCTTCTTTATTAACCATCTTTGTTTTGACATTATCAAATACATTCTTAGCTCCATGATATCTTTCAGGTGGCATAGTTTCATCTTCATCACTTTCTTTAGTAAAGAAATGATCAACAAGAACTATAGGTATATTTTTAAATGCTTCGTATTCTATCTTGGTAGTTTCAATACTGTTGCCACTACCCATTAAAGCAAAGTCTACTTCATTAAACACTTCAGTCTTGACAAACTTATCAAGTGTTTCTCTTACATTACCTTTGGTTAATTCATAGGTGAAGGTTTTATTTTCTTTCTCCTTCATGTGATCAGCAAACTCTATGAACCTTTTCTCTACAGCTTCTATAGTATTATGAGGTTTAACATTAAACTCTTCATGATCTGTATGTACAGTAGCATCTTCAAAGAGATCAAAGCCTATGTAGTGTATGGCATCATGGTTATTAAAGCCAGCAAGTGCCATCTCTATAGCCCTACCACCATTCCAAGTACCTGTCTCTAGGATTGTCTTAGGTTTATAGAAACGTATGAGATCAGCAAGCTGCTTATATCTATTGGGTAGTATGTCACCACTAGTCTCTGTCTCTGATAACTTGAAGATACGATTACCTTCTTTGTTTCTCAGAGCAAAGTTTTTCTTGTCTGACATATCCACAATCAAATCACCAATAGGTGAATTATCTTCTGTAAGCTCATGAACATTCATACCATGAGCAGTATAGATAGTTCTTAATCTATTAAAGACAAAGACATCATGCCATTCCCTATAGTTTAAGAACTCACCTGATATGTAAGCACCACGTAGATCACCTAACAATTCAACAGGGGTTGTCCTAGATAAATTAAAGGCCATGAAATAGCTCTGATCTTTAAGAGTTATCAGATCAATCTTATCAGAATGTTCGGGGAATAGGTTGCTCAAAGTCTTGAGTGATATGTCTTTAGTGTTCATTGCCAGAGGATCAACCCATATCAACCAGCTATCTATATTCTCAAAGGCACACTCAGTAAGTGCTATAACTTTAGGCATATACTTTTGTGCATCAAGGATGTCATTGTATTGTATAGCACCCCCCTCAGTACCATTGTGTTGAGGGAAGTCTTTCCTAAACTTTGTAACTTCTTCCATCTCCAATAGGTTATGATAGAAAATGTTCTTAGCTTTAGGAAGGGAATAGTTAGAGAGATCTATGTCATAGTAATAACAATGAAACTCTATGCTTGGTTCCCAGTTTTGTTTGAACTCATTTAATAAATGAAAAGTGCTATGTTGTAGATAGTCTTCGTTAAATGCTGTTACTATTTTATAATTCATCTACTTTTCCATGTAATACGAGGTAAGAATAATCACCATTCCATTCTGTTGCCATTAGTCCATCAACTTCACGCTTACATTTCCACTCCTTAAACCAAGGACCACCTGTGGTGAAGTGTACCATCTTAGGATCAATAGAAGCATCAGAGTGACCATCAAGCCAGTTCCATTCTTCTGTTATCCCACCAATAGCACTGTTCTTATTAGGCAACCAACCAAAAGTATGGAGGTAGTTACCTGTTTTATTATTAACCATGAAAGGTGTAAGCTCTCTATTTAATTCATGACCACAGTTCCATAGCATTAAGCTGGACCAGTTCTTTCTGTTGTATCTGGTCTGTTCTCTACCATCCATTTTAAATTTATCTGTTGGCTCATACTCATGCTTAACGCAGTACAAAGGATAGAACTCATCGTTATATTCCTCAAATATCTCATTGATATCTGTTCTGGGATACATGTCACAATCCATAAACAATGCCCACCCTTCGTACTGCATCAAAGCAGGTACTAGAAAGCGAGTAAAGGTAAATTCAGTAGAGAATGGCTTCTGATCTATCGAATCAATCATCTGATTATTAACCATCTCAAAAGGTCGATTAAACATATTCATATGTTCTAAGATATCCTTACGTAGAAACTTAACTATGATATCCTTTGGTGAGTTAGCTTCAATTAAATATTTTAGAACTTGGGCTGCAACCTTTTCTTTAGGATCGTATCCTATAAAAACTGTATTAACCTTCTTCTCTTTACTAATACCCATTAGTATTTCCTTTATTTAAGTTCAATTAATTTAGGTTTCTTATGCTCTGGTATGTTCTGTTCCAGTTCAATAACAATTAAACCATTACTCATAAGAGCATCCTTAACCTCTATGGTTTCTGCAAGATGAAACACCTTACTAAAACTTCGATGAGCAATCCCTTGATAAAGCATTGTAGTATCTTCTTCAGCAGACTTACTCTCATAAGAGATAGTAAGGTTCTGCTCCTCAAGAGAGATACTTATATCTTCTTTATCAAGACCAGCTACAGCTATAGTAATAGTATACTTGCCTTCACCGTTCTCTGTTAAATTATGAGGGGGATAGTTAGATTGATTGGTAGTTGAAGACGCAGGAAAGTTCGACATAGTTTGGAATATTTTATCGTATCCAATGACCCAATCTTTATAGTTTTGAAAGTCAGACATAGCTCTAGGTCTGCTGGTTGTTAATGTATAGTTCATAGTATTCTCCTTTAATAAGCAAGATTATATGGAACCCACCATTGGCATTCCATACTATATTATAACACACTTTTTACTTCTTTGCAAGCTTTTTCTTCCAGAGCTTAATTAATTCTGGATCTCTTTCTTTTTTAGTATTACAGTGAGACATTTTCCCTCTGCTATTTTGTATCTTTGCCATGCTAAACTCCACATACTCCACCTGAATTACTTATCTCACATATGTCATGTGCTTGAATGTTATCTTCAAACTCTTCACCTAACTTTTCTATAGCTTCAGAGTAAGGTACTGTTGTAAGAGGTTGACCACCTCTGCATCCATCAGGGTAGCAGGTAAACCCACGTAACCTATGAGCATACTTAGCTAGTGTCTGAGAGAACTCATCTACTTTATCTTCGTTGTTACCATCAGTACCCCAAGCAGGTAAGTTAATAGTAGAGGAGATAGACATATCCACATACTCTTGTACGTTAGCTTGGAAGCTTAGTCTACGTTCATAGTCTGTGGCAAGATCAAGAGCAGACTCTATCTTGTCTGGTTTAATATCATATAGTTCTATCATCTCTTGAGCAGCACTATCTACGACATACTGAAAATGCCAACGCTTGTTCTTAAGATACCTACGCTTGTAAGCAACAGAGAAGATAGGCTCAACACCAGTAGATGTACCAGCCAAGATACCTATTGTACCTGTAGGAGCTACGGCTCTAACAGCCACTGGACGTGAGATTCCCAACGTCTTTGAGAAGTTTCTTGCTGTTTTGTCTGACTCTGCTTCGTAGACTTTAAACCATCTGTGTAATTCTGGGGTTGCTTCGTATCTGTTGTTACGCTGGATGAGCCACTCATGTAACCCCATAAGTCCCAAGCCCAAACGTCTGTTAGCTTCTCTAACATCGTAGACTTTTTGGTAGGGTAACTGCGCTCTGGTTGTACCACAGAGGAGAAACTTGGTTGCAAGCTGTACGACTTGTTGTAACTGATTAAGGTCATCAATCCTAGCAAAATTAAGACTACCCAAATTACACACATCACTGTCATCTTCTGATGTGACTTCAGTACAGGCATTCCGTAGTGTTTCATTTTCTTTCTCAAAGAAGTTAAACGAAAATCCCGGCTCCCCTGTTCTAAGAGCTTGCTGACAATTAGACTTAAAGACATTTCCTATCTCTCCTTTCTCCCAGTAATTAAGCAACCACTCAGTATCATAATTGACACTGATGTTTGTCATGTCCATAGGTGCAGGAAAGTTGAAGTCATCTTTCTTAATATCAAAGAGGGTCTGACCTGTCGTACCTACTGGCATATCAGCCCAGTTCTTAGACACTAAAAACTTATTAACATCTTCATGCTTCCAATTAAGTGAAGCATAGATAGCAGACCTACGGCTACCACCTTGCATAACCTTCTGACCTATAGAGTTGATCATCTCCATCTTAGGTATAGGACCAGATGCTGTACCCCCTGTACCCTTCAGGGTTTGTCCTTCAGACCTATACACAGAATAGTCCACACCAATACCACCACCTGTCATAAGACAAGACTCAGACTTCCAAGATAAGTTAGCCCAATCTTCTCTGGTATCTTCTTCTGCTTTGAGAAGGTAGCAGTTGTTAAAGAACTTCTTATCTCTACCTGCATAGTAAAGGTAGCGTCCACCCGGAAGGAACCTTAAGTTAGCAATGTGATCTATCAGTTCTTCTTTGTCATCACGGCTTAAGTTCTTTTGACATACATCTTCAACAAGAGTTGAAGCTAACTCATGTAATGTTTCAGCACCTTCATGTGCATACTTAGTATTAAATATATCTTCACTAAACTTTGATCTAAACTGAGGGTTACGGTTTGATTTGAACATTTTTATTTCCCTTTATATTCTAATTCAAGAATTAACTGTGCGTAGTGTATAGCTTTTTCTATATCTTTCTTTCCTTGGCCTTTGGTTCTGTGCCTTGTTATATATTTTACCACATTACCTTCAAAGTAGTCAAGCTTATTTGCATGTATATATTCAACTGGTTGTATACCACAGTCTTTATAATGGCTACCACCAACTTGTGTTTCTAAAGTTTTAGAGGAATGATTTGATTGTGTTTCTGACATCTCTTGAATCCTTTAAGTTAATTAAATTATAAGCAGCTTCTCTAACTGACTCTGGTTTTAGTCCTGCATAAAGACAGACCTCTTGAAAATCTTTACAAGTTACACCAACAGATGCAAACACCCATGAGTGTGCTTGATCCCTTTGTACTTGTATATTACTTCTCTCCTTATCAAGTTTTGGTTTAGACATATCAAGTAAAGCTTGTAGTATTACAGCAACATATAAAGATTTATGAGGATTTTTATTTGTAATATCATATAAAGAAGTATCTTCTTCTTCAAAAAGATCATCTATTACTGTCATGATATTCTTCTACTGGTCTATAGAACTTACCCCCTACATAGTTATTATAATATGCAG